AAGATACTGGTCTCCGCCTTGGCAATACTATAGGGCGCCTTACAACCATAATCGATCGCCACTCCGGGCATAAGTTCGAATGGGAAGTTATTACCTGGGGTCGATCCGCCTCCGGTATTATACCAGACCTCAGATGAAACTTCGCCAAGCAACCAAATGACACGATGTTGCACAATCGCAGCGACAATCGAGTCGGGATACGATGTCTTGCCGGCGAATTGCAACGCATCGAAGATGGTGTTCTGCGCGTTGCTGATATAGAAGCTTGGAGTACCGATGAAGTTGGCGATGAAGAAACCGTCGCTAAAATCCACATGAGTGCTGCCGAGCCAGCCGGTTGAGCTTTCGGTGAGGTCATCGGACGCGGCTGGGTTATACAGCGGCTTTAATTCGCTGCGGCTCTTCAGATTGATGGCATAGCCGTTGACTGGCGTGCCATCGCAAAAGATCAGGTCTACACCATTGTCGGTCATTTTGATTGGATGCAGTGTATCGGTGGAGAGAAAGCTGCCGATCTTTTTGAAGTTCAACTTGGGATCAATGTAGTAGACATCGAAATCACTGACCGCATAGAGATCGCCATTGGATGCTCGGTAGAGACACCGTGCAGGTTTCCCGTTCGGCATCGCGGTGATCTTGCGGAGGCCGGGCGTCGGGTAATGGATGAGTTGGACCGGCTCGCCGGTCTTCGGATCGATGGCTTCGGCGTAGACGTTTAGTCGGCGCTGACAGCTTGCAAGAACGCTACGGGGCTGACTATCGCCGGAGGTGAGATTGATCTTCATGTGCGTGCTATAATCGTGACCATGGGGCCTCTGAAGGTGATTTGTCGCGACGATGCATAGACCGATGCTGCGCCACTCGCTTCGCAGACAGCGAATGTGCCAGTTGCGCCCTGAGCGAGTACGATGGATGAGCCCAGACTGATTGCTTCACCGGTCAAAACAATGGTGTAATCGCCGACAGCAGAAACCGATGCGGTGCCACTTGCTGTCCCGACAATGGGCTTGTTGGCTTGACCGACGCCGAGCACTGAAGCCGACGCGACAGCAGTGCCGTTTGATTCACTCGGAGCCAGCCAATTGCCTATTGCGGCTGCTGATCCGGCACCTGTAGCTACGCCAGTAGCATCTATCAGATAGTTGGAAGTCGCAGAGACAGTTGAGCTACCAGATGCAAGGCCGACGCCCGAGAAGTTCTTTTCACCGACTGCGGTGACAGTTGCTGTGCCAGATGCAATCGCAAGGCGTTGCACCAAGGCAGAACCGACAAAACTATCCGACGCAAATCCGCTGGTATAACCAACCCCTATAGACTCGCTGTTGTTCACACCAGAAACAGTCGCTGAGCCGGTTGCCGTGCCAACGGCAATGCCCTGATTGGCCGAGATAGCTGTGACAAACACTGCAACTGTTGCGGCGCCAACAGTTTCGCTGTTAACGATCGAGGTCGCTGTTGCGGCCCCAGTGCCGGTTGCCGCACCAACAGATTGAGCGGTTGAGTTGCCGACTGCTGTGACTATCGCCGATCCCGATGAGGTGCCTGGAGAGGCAATCGTGACAATGCTGGTCGCGACAACCGTCGCCGATCCTGTCGAAGCAGCGACGCCTGACAGGGCGTATTCACTGGTCGCTGTCGCTGTGCCTGATCCTGTCGAACTTGCGGAACTCGTTACTGCTGTGTAATTGATAACAATCTGACCTCGGGCGCCGGCTCCTCCGGTCGATGTATTGACCGCAGCACCACCGCCGCCACCACCAGGAATAGCACCGGCGCCACCGGTTCCACTTACGGTGCGAAGCCCGCCTCCGCCACCGCCTCCAAGAACGTTCGCTGTACCAGCATTTCCGGGCGTCGTCGTTTTTACTGCGCCACCAGCACCACCTGATCCATTGTCACCGGCGCCGCCTTGGCCACTTGTATTGCCATTGACCCCCGCGCCATGCGACCCACCACTACCACCGCCACCCGAACCGTTAGTGTTATATCCGCCACCATTGCCGCCTGCGAAGAAGGCGAAATCGCCGATCGACGATGCAGCCAATCCGCCTACGCCGCCCGTGGTGGTTACAGGACCGGAACCTCCCTTAGCAAGTGTATACGAAGGTGTGCTTTTCCACGCCGAGGCTGAGCCGGCTAATTCGTATTGCCAACCGGCAAACCGAATGGTCATGTCGATCGCGAGACCGGAGGTCACCACGAAGCCGAAATACTGAGCAGCGGCCGTTGTTGTGGCGTCGTTGGTGCCAGAGCAAGATTGCCGTGTCAGTGTGCCGGTGGGCGTAAAGTTGGCGAAACCAGGATTGCCATAGGTCGGGATGCAGTTGAATGCGATGAAGTGGCTAGCGGTGTTGGTCAGTGAGCCAGCTTGCAATTTGAAATACGCACTGGCGGTATAGGTGGCAACTGTCGCGCCGGTGTTGTCATCGACGAACAAAAACAGAGTGCCAGAGCCACTAGGCGTGCCGACGAAGCGGAGGTCGATGTAAGACACACCGGTGGCATAATCCCACCCGAAGCCGATGACATTGACTGCGACGCCGGTGATGCCAGAGAGGTTGGTCGTCCAATTGGTTGGTAGGCTTCCTGGCGTACCGACGACAGCACCGACTTGGGTGGTGTTGCGGATGAAGTTTAAGTTGTGATTTGAGAAACTGGTGTCGCCACCAGCAACTGTTTGAGCACCCGACAAGCCGGGCGAACCGGTGCCGATCGTATAAGCGATGCCGCTGACTGTGTCAGTCGGCGTGACCAGATAGGTTGTGGTGGCAGCGTAAGCACCTCCACCACCCGCTGATCCGTTGGCGGTTGAGGCACGGCCTGAACCACCGGCGCCACCACCCCAGCACTCGACAGTAATCAGCGATCCAGCGGGGAGTTCGCTAGGAACCGTCCAGGTGCCGGAGGCGGTAAGGGTAGTTGAGACCATACCCTATTTACCGATTAACAGCTTACCAAATCGCTGGGATAGTTGTAATACTTCCGGCGTTGAGCGGACCACCTATCGCTGTTTTCCATGCGGCAAGCTGGTTGGGCTGGTTATCGCTGGAATGTGAAAACGCCTTCGCGCCTAATTCAGTCAAATCAAAGAGACAGAGATACTCGATCGGCACCGCCGGACTGAGATTCTTTAACGCATTCAAGCCGTTCGTGAAGGTGGTGGGAATCCAGGTCTGCCAAGTATTCTGAGGCGGAACTCCGGCAGTAACAGCAAAGTCCCCCAATTCGGATATCGCCATAGTGCAGCCAAACTGCTGGCACATCTTCACGTAATTGTTGAAATACCAATTAGTCGCCGTGTTGATATTGGTATTGGGATCAGCCGTGAATGGATTGTTAATATTCCACCCGAATGCATACATATCAGGTCCGATGACATCGATATACTTACCAAAGCCAGTACCTGGAGCAGTTGCTTGTCCATTGAGGTTGACCGCAGAGACGTCTGGTTGCGGGAAGAAACTCATGATCGGCTGGTTCAACGAGTTGTTGGTTGAGTTAGCGGCTCCGCCACTACACGTAGGACACCAGACCGTCTTGATCTTTATACCATTGTTATTGGCGAATGTATGAATGAGATTGCACGTCCGCTTCCATGCAGCAATAAACGTCGGTATCTGTCCTGTGCTGGTGACCCCATGATCAAGGAAGTTATCATTGAACTCCCAATTAATACGGATATACATTCGCGTATATCCGAGGTTTCTCCAGGCGACAAGAACCGTATTCAATGCCGCATCACGGGAACCGTTCGACCAACCGGTATAATCGTTGTCAGCCGAACCATTCGAGAACAATAATGTTAACTTAGGAATGGTTGTTGATTGATAAACTGCCTGTTCAGTCGCATATCCAGCATCACCGATGTTACCGGGGGCAAACGGCGCACCATTCGAGCCCACCATCGCCACAGTTGTCGCCGTGCGACCCATTGCATTATTGAAACCATTATAGTGTGCTGTCGTGCCGTTCCAGAAAGAACGAGTGCCAGGGACTTGATTATCTTGCAGCCACAACCCGACATGGACACCCAAAGGAACTTGGATTGTGGCACCACCAGCAGTCAGATCAAAATGTGTTGTAAAGGCGACCATTATTGCCAGACCCTAACCCAATCGATATAAATCGGCCAACCAATACCGGTACCCAATATGATGAACATATGCGTGCCTTCCAGGTTCCAACCAGCCGTACTATGGGTGCCTTGTAATACGTTGTCATAGTAAACACTGATGGTTCCTGGCACCCACAACAATCCGTAGGTATGGAAGGTGTTGGTGAGTGTGGGATATGTTCCGGGCCATGCCACAGGGGTCACATTACCGGCTGGATTCTCGACATTGAAGAAGTTGGCCCCTGCTGGATTGCCGAATAGGCCACCCTGAAGTTCCATGAAGTCAATTTCAGTCACTGGCGCGGTCAAGCCAGACCCGCCGAAACCACCAGATTGAGTGCCTTCGATGCCCCATGACCAGAGTGCTGGCCAACCATTCTCGAACAAACCGGTCGGACTCGCCAACACATTGGTCTGCGCGGATATCTCGATGTAGCTCGGACCCCAAGCCGTGCCGGCTGGCCACGTAGTGGTAAGAACATTGACTGGCGATGAAGCGAACACTGAGTTGCCCCAAAACACCGGAGCAAACCCGCCTCGTTGACAATTGATTGTCAGAATCCCATTACCAGCAGTATTGAGCGACCAGCTACCAGCCGAGGCGAAATACGCATCGACCTGATTGACCCAGTACCATTTCTTGCCAGGAGTCAGACCTTGCGTCTTGCTCGTGGCCAAGGTGTCGCTCTTAAAGTCGTCTTCAAACACGAGGGTGCGATAATTGGCGTTGAACGCTTGTGTCGGAGGGGCTGGACCAGTAGATACGATCTCGCTCCACGGGACAAACCCCGTTGGCGCAAAGAACCGCCAACTCGACCGCTCGAAGAATGCTGTGCTCACATCGGTATTCGTCCAGAGCGAAGTGCCCGGTAGAATGCCTTGTGTCTGCATGATCACTGGGATTTGGAAGCCACCGACGCCGGTCTGTGGATTGGCTGTCGGATTTGCGTTCCACAACCCGTTGTTCACGCGTCCGTAAAACGTCCAGTTGGAAGTATTGATTGCCATGCTCAACAGATCACCCGTGGCATAGGCTGGCCATACGACGCCGGTTGGGACAAACCCAACGTTGTTAAAGTTGTAGAAGATATCACCAGATGGATGCCAACCAATACTATTTTCGTCTTGGCCAACCCAAGCGAAGTCCACCACCAGCGAGTTCTGGGTGCCAATGCCGATATTGGGGTAGCCACTATCGACCATGCTCATATTAGCTTCCCAGTACACGCCATTAACTTGCCCCGGTATGACGAAGCGAGTGCCGAACACGGTTTGATCGGTGATAATCAGCGACGCCGTGACTGTTAGTTCGTCACTTGATAGAACGAGGCCACTATTCTTGTTCAGTCTGTTCCACAATTGCTTTGGAGACGTCGCGGGTTGCCAAGACGGGATCGCGGTATTCCAAGAAAACCAATCGTTATCAGTGTTGCGTTGATAAAGCGTATGAGCATGATAGTAGAGTTCTTTGACGATGCTGGTAGTCGTATCGGCTGAGCCATCACGCACCACTTGACCAAGGCCGTTTATTGCAAACCTGACCATGCCTGTAGTGGCAGATTGTCCGGTGACTGGCGAGGCATAGATTGAGGGACCGATCGTGGTAACACTGGTGCCTTCTGGTGACTCACCAGACGTAATGGTAAAACCTTGGGTGAAACTGGCCACGTTCCCTCAACAAAAATGAGGCGACCTGTGTTTGGGGTCGCCTCATATTTAGCAGACTAAGAGAAGCAACCTAGTCTAATCATGTCTCAGTAACGGTTGAAAGGTTGGTCAAAATGGGCGTAACACCGCTACCAACGGAAATGTTCGGAGTCACTGTGCCACTATACAGAATCTTGCCGGGGTTGCCAGTGGTCTGCGTGCCGATGCTGAAATGCGTGACGAGACCCGATCCAGCGGTGCCAGCGGGGAAAGTAATTGACGCTTGGGGACTAACCGCATTCGCAGTGACGGTGAAACCTCCCGCGCCCGAGGCTCGCGGTACGGCCACGCGACCGTAGCCAGTATACACAGTGCCCTCAGCACTAGACTGATTACCACCAGCAGTTGGATCACCGGTGTGCAGAGCGACGAAGAGGTTGGTCAACGGAGTCGCAGCATTGTCAGCGATGCTCGCAATCGCCGTTGCATTAAAAATGAGCTTCAACAGGTCATTACAGAAGGTAGTACTCTTAGCCATTAAGAAAATCCTTTGTTAGATACGAATTATTTATGCGATCGTCGCCGTAATGTTGACGCCATGATTACCAGCCGGCAGGCTGCCAGTGGTATTGAGAATATTGGTACCGGCTTGGAACACGAAGCTTGCCGAATCTTCACTCCAGGTTACCCCGGTCATAGTATTGCCCGCCGAAATCAGAACGGCACGAAGCTGGGTATCGCCATCGGTACCGGCGGCGAAGTTGCGGGATGATGTGCCTGTTGCAACATTGACCAGATCGATTACCGGCTTAGGCGACGGACAGGTGGTGAAGTTTGCTGCCGTGATCTGTCCACCAACAATCGTTGTTCCATTATAGAAAGCCCATGTTGTTGCTGGGCTCGCACCATAACTTTGATAGAACGTATGGTTGATGTAGTAGATTTCCGCAACATTCGAGGTCACCGTTTGGGTCACCCCATTCAAAGTGATCCGGAAAGGATCGGCTGGTGCCGGCTGAGCGATCAAGCCCCAGGTCAACTGCGAACCTGCCACACCTGGAGTAGAGCTACCAATGATGGTCGGTCCAGCCGTTGTCACCGAGGTAGCAGTGGCCGCTTCGGCGGTGACCACAATATTGGTGGAAAGGGTTTGCGGGCTATTGATCGCACCATTCTGTGACGCGGTGATGACGATCGGGATACCTGCCGACGCCCCCAACACCACATTGGTTACCAATTGGCGCGTATTGCCAGTCCCAGTGATATTGAACTGGTTGACCGGAGTACTGGTCACCGTCATGTTGCCATTGAACGTGCCACCGCTGGTTGGACAGGTCACATCGCCGACCAAGGCGCCGCCCGCCTGATTGGCCGCTACGGTGGCCTTGGACAAGGTCAGCGGATTGAGAGTGACCACACCTGGGTTCTGGATTTGGAAGCTATTGGACACCCCGATCACACCAGTATTGTTCGCATCGCGCACGGCAACATTGGAGGTGGGATTTTGCGTCGCTGTTGCAGGATGCACAAAACTGAACGCGGTCGGCGTCACACCTGTACTGCTTGGCAATGCCACCCACGTCGTGGTACTACCAACATCCCAACTGGTAAAGCCGCTCGGTATAGCAACCGCATACGGACCAATGGTGTTAATATTGGCAACGCCACCTGCATCAAACTCGTTGAAGATGATGAAACCGGGACCAGTCATCAGAGAGAAATCAAAACCACCAGTACCCGTTGCTGGATTTTGTGGACCGATCACAGCAGGGTCCCCGTTCCACGGGAAGCCTGCATTTCGCATGGCCGTACTAGTCGCCCAGAACTTCTTGGTGCCAAAGTCTACAGCGAACGTGAACTTGTCACCATTGGCTGAATTATTGCCCGGCAAGGTACTGAGAACGACCGCATTATACGCAAAGAACTGACTGCCAGATGGCCAATTGGGCTGGAAGCTGAAAGAGAAGCCATTGTCGCCGAGACCGGATGCCAAATCAAACGAGGCATTACCGACACCACAACTCCAGTTGCCGGTCAACGTCGTGCCGGTAACCTCGAATACCCTCTTCCCACTGATGAATGAGGTATTGGATCGAACGCTGGAAGACACGGCATTCAACGTAGACGACGCCGTGAGACCGCCACTGGTGATGGTCATCGACGGGCTTTTGTCAGTGCCGCTCCACAGTGATGTTGGCGAACCGGTGACAAAATTGTCAGCATATTGCAGGGCGGGCGTCACGGGTGTTCCCGGATATGCCTGATATGTGCCCTCGACCACCCACGTCTTGTTCGTCGTTTGGGTTGGGATTTGTGCTACATTGATGGTTGGTGTGGTCGGCACCGGTCCAATCGCTTGGAACGTGTAGCCGTTGTCAGGACCTGTGATATCCCAGCGATACCAACTGCCAGCGGAGTTCTGATGCCAAACTGCATGCTGATGATAATACATCTGCACCACATTGGCAGTATTTGTGTCGGTGACCGGTCCCGCACCAGTGTTGCGTTGTACCTGACCAGGATTGGCCGTCATCGTCCAACCGACCAATTGACCATTGGCGATCGATGCACCAGATGGTGCGGCGGTACCTGGAACAGACGAGGCATACATAACGGGAGTTGTCGCCGTAGTGACGATCATACCTTCGACGGATTCGGTGATCGTCACCGGAATCGGACTACCAGTGAACGGCACCCAGTTGTTGGCAGAGACCCAACGGTACCAGTTATTATTGACGTTCTGCACGTACAACACATGACCGGTGTAATACAACATCATCACGGTAGGACTGGGTGAGGCGATGTCGGCATCAGTGTCAGCCACACCATTGAACAACACCCGACCAGGGGATGCGGTTAGGGAAAACGAATTCAAGGTGCCCGAGGTCGTACCAGGGACAGTAGAGGCAAAAATCGGACCAGTTGGCCCTACATTGGTCGCGCCATCTAATGACTCGACTGCGCCCGTATTGAGCGCTCGGCCATCGACGATCGCCAACCCCTGCGATGAACCTGGGGCGGATGCCAGCCTGTTGGAAAACCCAACGACAGTCGCCGCACCGGCTGCTGCACCGACTCGACGAATTTCACCACTACCAACACCTACGACGGTCGCTGTACCCGTTGCTGCGCCGGTGCCTATGCCAGATGCGGAATTGAAGCCTTCCACCAAAGCGCTGCCACTTGCCGTACCAACAGCGCGCCAATCGGACGAACCAATCGCCGTGGCGATGGCTGCACCGGTTGCGACGCCGGCCCTAGATGTTTGGGTCAAAAACGTAGATTGAGCCTGTACGAGAGCTATACCGGCTGAATTACCCACCCCCGAACCATTGGTCCGACTGACAGCTTGAGCAGTCGATGAACCGATCGCGTGGGCACTACTACCACCGCCATTGAGAATGAGCAGGTAAAGGTAATCGAAGTTCCGGTTCAATTGCCCGCTAACGTCTGCGAATTCACCGGGATCAAAGCGTTCTGGCAATGGCATGGTATATTTACTCTAATCTAGTGGGTTCGTATCAAGGACACCGAATTGCGGGTCATCCAAAACAAAGACATGTATTGCAGCCTCCGAGGTGCCGACCGCTTGTGCCGTGCTGCTGCCAGTGGCTTGACCCGTCGAAGAGCCGATAGACACCTGCACGCCGACCGCTTGTACGATCGCCACACCACTCGCCGTCACCACGCGTGTAACAGCCGAGAGACCCGTAGCTTGCGCAGTCGATGTTCCCTGCGAAGATGCCAAGCCCTGACCAAGTTGCATGCCCTGCCCGACAGCAATCGCAGTACTCATGCCAGTCGAACTACCGTACATGACACCAATCACCGGTTCACTGAACGCGTTGGTAGTGCCATTGATGCTGACCCAGCTATTCAACGGGAACCCGATGATGTCACTCACAACCATCGAAAACTCAGAACCGCGTTTGACCACCTGATTGGCATCCGCCACGACCTGTTGCCGCTGCTGCGAGGCAACCAGAATATGATCCAAGCCAGGAATCACGACACCGGCATTGAAGAAGGTGACCACAAAACTGCCACCACCATTACCGACTGACATATCCAGACTGATCACGGTGAAATCGTAAGGACTTGTGGCGATCAGCATGTATGGCCCGAGTGATGGCGTGTTATTGCCACCCCAATTCGCCGTGAGATTGATCCCGAGATGACTTTCGTTCGCCCCGTTCTGCAATTCCACGATCTGATTGGTCATATTCGCCAATTGCTGATCGGTGACCACAAACTTGTTATTCAGCGGGATCGCATACAACTTGTCACGGGCTTCCCAAGGAAACTCCGGCTGTTGAGTGACGACAACAGTGTTTTGCGTACCACTACTGGTCATCCCAGCAAATCCTCGTCGAGTGTGAATACGCCACCAACCACGCCAGACCCACCATGACCGGGCCAATCGCCATGAGCACGGCTCAATCCAGGCGGCATCTGCAAATCAGGCACGCGATGATTGCTCATCTTGATGGCATTCAAGCCAGCACGCGCCAACTGCACCACACCAGGATTAATCGGCATCGAATACAACATTTGAACTCGACCGGTGAGGTTATAGAGAAGCGCTTCAAAATACTCTTCGTCCAAGAGGATAGGTGCAGTCAAACTGGGGAATGCCACCAATCGATCTTTGACCAGGATGTGAAGTTCGAACACATTACTGGGCACTGGCCATACATACAAAGTGCCCATCGGCACCGAGGTGTTGTCATAGAACACCGACGTGGGGAAACCATTCAGGTCTTTCTGACTGATATCCGCCCACTCTTCATGGGTGTCAATGATCACCAATGGCGTGTCAGTTCCAGCCGTGCCCCCTACGTTGTCAACCCACCGCAGATACGCCGATTGCAGCTTGCTCGGCTTCTTGACATCGAAATCGCCGCCAATGCCGACAGTGAACGTCTGCTGATCATCGACCTGATGGGAGACGTCAATAAGATGCGTGCACATCCACCTAGATTGTGACCAACTTGAAATCATCGAGTTTAACAAACGAAAGACATCTACCGAATCTTCAGCCAGGGGCGTTTGCCCCGTGGCAGTTACACCGGCCATCTTCATACTCAGTTTGCAGAGGTCAAGCGCAGTAGCTGGGGTCATGTCTTCCTTGGGCGACCTCGGCCGCGCTTCCAAGTCTGTTCAGACGATAGCTCAGGGATCGGATCATCATCCGCCACGCATTGACCAGTGGCAAACGCACAGCCGACCAATGCCTCGCCAAACGCCCCATACAACAGTGACACGGTCTGAATGGCCTCTTCCTTGGTGTAACGCGGTTCGTAATTGGGCGCCGCTTGGGCTCGCGTGCGTTCGATGTGGTTCTGCATCTCAATGGACATGTCGCTCATAACCGTATTTAGCAGAAGGGGGATCGAACACTACTGCTCAATCCCCCTCATAGAACGGCCCCTACTAAGTCGTCTATTTAGACGGCGTCAGCGATGATTACAGCCCACTCGGGACGAGGCCAAGTCGATCCGAAGATGAAATCAAGTCGCGACAGCCACTGGTCAGTCGTACTATTCCAGTCACGAGTCATACGAATTGAGATGCCATCATAGGCTGCGCGGCTCGCCGCTACAACCGCACCGGTAGGAAGTTCGAGATCGGCCGACGCCATTGTGCACGCCGTGGGATGGAAGGCGAAGTTCTTGCGGTATATTTCACTCGCCGCCACAGGCGTAGTAATAGCCGCATTCACCGTAGGACTCGCATCAACAGTCTGATACGCTACGTCCTGTCCCGCAATCTGCGGGTTCAATGGCGGATACACACTGAGACTGGTCGAAGTTGCCGGCGCCGCCACCGTGATAACGAATTGCTGGAGATTGCCAGTGCTCTTTTTCGTTACGCGGTTGACTTGATGCACTCCCGCAATGGTGATGATGTCGCCCACCGCCAAAGTGGCGCCGGTTGAGGTCACCGTCAGGGTACTTCCGGTCTGGTTGGCACCATTCATAGTGCCGGTAGTGAAAGCACCTTCAGTATGAAGCAGTACTGTATTGTCCACTGCCCAATCAAATCCGAGTACGTTTTGTGAAATCAACCCACTGGTATACTGTGAACTGATCTTGTTCTGCGGATTGAATAGTCCAGTCAGCGACGACACTACACGGCTCATTGTAAGCGGGTCGATGATGATGTTGCGGTTATTGGCAGGGCAGCAATTCTGCGTCAGCACCGCTCCGGCCTGTAGAAACGTGGCCGCGTCGGGCGCAACCGTGGCTGCACCAGAAACCTTGTGCACGAAGTTGGGCACATTCTCGACGCCGAGCATGATCTTACTTGCCACTGCACCGGCCAATACATTGACCATCGGTTCGAGCACCCGTGTGGCGAAATCGTCCATACTTAGCGCGAGATCGACAGACGAGAAGCTGGTGTCCACACCATAATATTCGCTGATGGTGAGGGGCGTGCTGCGCTCAGTGGTGTTCTGCGGCACCGCAGTCGCACTGGTCCGAACCACGTAATCGTTCGGCAAGCGAATCCGTAACGTATCCCCAATCTTCGCACCGGTCTGGGCGTATTGCGGATCATATTGTTTGTCTATCATAATGAGAAAGGCATTTTGGTTACGGAAGAGTTGTAATGCCTTCCTCGTAATCATATTGATGGTCAAGAGTGAATTGGGCATAAGCCGAGTTCCTTTGTTTGAGATTGATTAGTCTAATCTCGGTGCGGAACCCGGTTACGCGCTCGTCGGTCTCCAGGTTGACGCTCTGGGACTGCTATTTAGTACGTAATCAAACATGATGGGATAATGAATGATGGGATCATGAATTAACTCTT